TTGAAGATGATATGGCAAAGGTATCCACGATCATGGATACAAATGTAATGTCTGTAAAGGATATGCAGGATGCAATCATTGATTTATCGAATAAAACAGGTATTGCTGTTGGGGATGTAGCAGATGATGTGTACAATGCAATATCTGCGGGCCAGAAAACAGGTGATGCGGTTGCGTTTGTTGAGAATTCCACAAAACTTGCAACGGCAGGATTTGCAGAATCTGGAGACACACTTAATATCTTAACAACAATTTTAAATGCATACGGATTAAAAGCAGAAGAGGTTACAAACGTATCTGATATGTTAATCCAGACACAGAATCTGGGTAAAACAACTGTAGCAGAGTTATCGTCTGCAATGGGTAAAGTAATCCCAACTGCAAACGCAAATCATGTTGCATTGGATCAGTTGTGCTCTGGATATGCAATCATGACTGCAAATGGTGTAGCAACTGCAGAGTCTACAACTTACATGAACTCCATGTTAAATGAGTTGGGAAAGACTGGAAGTACAACAGATGTTATCCTGCGGGAAAAAACAGGAAAATCATTTTCGGAATTAATGAAAGGCGGTGCAAGCCTTGCAGATGTATTAAAAATTGTGCAGGATGCCGCAAAAGAAGATAACAAGTCCATGAATGATATGTTTTCATCATCAGAAGCGGCAAAAGCAGGAGTGATCCTGTTGGGCGATGGGACAAAAAAGTTTAACACCACGTTGAAGCAGATGCAGAAATCAACAGGTTCTACAGATAAGGCTTTCAGCAAGATGAAAACAACATCCCACAGTGCTAAGATTGCTGTGAATGAAATGAAGAATTCCGCATTGAAACTTGGGACAACCATGTTGAATTCCGCATCACCTGCCATAGAAAAGGGAACAAAAAAGATACATGAGCTTACAAATAAATTTAATTCCCTGAATGAGAAACAGCAGCAGACAGTAATAAAAGTAGGACTTGTTACAGCAGCCATAGGACCGGCTACAGTAGCCACAGGGAAGCTGGTGAAAGGTGTAGGCGATACTGTAAAGGGTGTAAAAAAAGGAATTGAATTAGGCGGTAAAGCGGTATCCGCTGTGAAAAAAGTTGCTGCAAAGATAATTGAAAAAACAGCGGCAACGGCAGCCGGAACAACGGCAGATACAGCGGCCACG